CCAGCGCATGCTGCTGATCGAGGCGGCGCTGCAGGAGCGGGCCGATGCGCGCACGGCGGCGCTGCAGCAACAGAAGGCCCAGCACGCGCAAGAGGCGCATGCGCAGGACACGGCCAAGGGTGTGCTGGATATCGTCGCCACCGCGCAGGCGCATGATGCCAAACTTGGCCGGATCAAGCCGCAGCCGGTGCAGACAGATGAGTGACGAATCGCAACTGCGCCAGGACGCCGCAAGGGCGCCGCGCGCGCAAAGCCTGCTCGATAACGAGCTTCTGGCCGGCGCATTCAAGGGACTGGAGGAGGCCTATACCTCAGCCTGGCGCGCGACCTTGATCGACGACGTCGCGGCCCGCGAAAAACTGTTTTTGGCCATCAACATCGTCGGCAAGGTCCGCGACCACCTGGCCGCGATCGTCAACAACGGAAAACTGGCGCAGGCCGAGTTGAAGCAGCTCGCCGAGACCGCCGAACGCAAGAGGCGGTTTGGGATTCTATAAGAGCGGGGCCCGGCGCTCATGGGCCCCTCAGCAAGTGTCGAGACGCTCGCAAAACCCTCCAACCAAGGAAACTTCATGACCGACGAAACCAGCGCTCCCGCTGGCGGCGAAAGCGCGCCTGTTGTCGCGATCGCCGCTCCCCAAAATACCGGCGACGATCTTTCGATTTCGCAGGCCGCCCGCGCGCTCACCGCGGGGCGCAACCGGCCGCCGGCACCATCTGCCGAGAGCGCCCCCGAGGCGCCCGCAGACCCCGAATTGCCCGATCAGGACGACGCCGCCCCTCGCGAAGAGGCCACCGGCGAGACGCAGGAAGACGTCCCGGCCGCCGAGCCGCCACGCGAGCTTCCGAGGTCTTGGACCAGGGATCGAACCGAGATCTGGAACCGCCTCGACCCTGCCACGCAAGACATCTTGCTGGAGCAGGACAGGACGGCCAGCGCCGAGGTTCGCCGGGTCCAGAACGAGGCCGCCGAATTCCGCAAGGCCGCCCTGGCCGAGCGGGCGCAGGCGGAACAGGCACGGCAACGCTACGAGGCGCAGCTGCCGGCCTTGATGCAGGCTCTCCGCGACGCCCAGCAATCGGCATTCGCCGACATCAGAACCGTCGACGATGTCACCAAACTGGCGAACGAGGACCCGTTCCGCTATCTGCAATGGCAGGCGCACCAGACCAAGCTGCAGGCTGCCAATGCCGAGCTCGAACGGGCCAGCGGACAGCAGAACCGACAGCGGCAAACCGAATGGCAGCAGTATCGCCAGCGGGAAGACGCGCTGGCGGCCGAACTGATCCCGGAGCTTGCAGACAAGGACAAGGGCGCCGCGCTGATGAAGCGCGCCGCCGACCGGCTGACCGAACTCGGCTTCAGGCCGGACGAACTGACCAGGCTGGCGAACGGCGAGGAGAAGATCTCGGTGTTCGATCACCGTTTCCAGCAGCTGGTCTATTCCGACCTGAAACTGTCCGAGATCCGGAACGCCAGGGCAGCTGTCGTCGCCAAGCCCGTTCCGCCGGTGCAGCGGCCGGGAACGGCCAGGCCGCAAGGCCAGGCCAATTCCGAACGCATCCAGGCCCTCACCCAGAACCTCAACGCAACCGGCTCGCTGCGGGCCGCCCAGGAACTGCGCGCGGCGCAGCTCCGCTCCCGCAACCGGGCATCATAAGGACCAACCGACATGGCCATGCCAACCAACACCTTTGCCACCTATGAGGCGATCGGCAATCGCGAAGACCTCTCGGACATGATCTACCGGATCTCGCCCACCGACACCCCGTTCCTGTCCGGCGCCGAAACCGAAAAGGCAACGGCCGTGAACCACGAATGGCAGACCCAGGCGCTCGCGGCCGCATCCGGGTCGAACGCCCAGCTCGAAGGCACCGATTTCGCGGCGGTCGCCGCCGTGCCTACGGTCCGGCTCGGCAATATCGCGCAGATCAGCGCCAAATTCCCGGCGGTCACCGGCACCCAGATGGCGGTGGAGCACGCCGGCCGCGACAATGAAATGGCCTATCAGGAAATGCTGAAAGGCCTCGAACTCAAGCGCGACATGGAAACCACATTGGTCGGCACCAACCAGGCCAAGAACACCGGCAACGACTCGACCGCCCGCAATCTCGGTTCGATCCTGTCCTGGCTCTACACCAACACCGTGATGGGGTCGGGCGGGGCGGGGCCATCGGCTGCGACCGGCGCCTATACCCGCACCGACGGCAGCCAGGCGCCGTTCACCGAAGCCAGTCTCAAGACGGTGCTGTCCTCGGCCTGGACCAATGGCGGCAAGCCCGACCTGATCATGACCGGGGCCTTCAACAAGCAGATCTTCTCGACCTTCACCGGCCGCGCCACGCCGATCGAGGACACCAAATCCAAGAAGATCGTGGCCTCGGTCGACGCCTACGAGTCCGATTTCGGCAAGCTGAAGGTGGTCGCCAACCGCTTCCAGCGTTCGCGCGACGTGTTCGCGCTGGAAATCGACAAATGGGCGGTGGCCTATCTCAACGGCCGCAAGTTCGTGTCGATCCCGATCGCGCCGACCGGGGACTCGATCAAGCGCGAGATCCTCTCCGAATACACCCTGGTCGCGCGCAACGAGATGTCTTCCGGCGCGGTCTACGACAACACCACGTCCTGAGCCTTCAGGATCGTTCTCAAACCGGGGGCGGCATTCGGGCCGCCCCTTTTTCCTTGGAGGCAGGAATGACCGAATACACCATCGACAACGAAACCCTGATCGCGGCCGTCACCGCGACTTCCGAATTCGGCGTTTACGACGCCGGGGTGACCAACCGTTACCACAAGACGACCGCGGCCCAGATCGCCGCCTACGCCGCTGCCGCCGTCCAGCCGCTGGCGAATTTCCGCAACCTGATCGATGGCGGCGACTTCACCACCAATCCCTGGCAGCGCGGCACGTCGTTTACCGGGATTGCATCGACGCCGACCTATACCGCCGATCGCTGGTTTGCGGTCGGCGGCGCGTCGTCGTCGATCTCGGTTTCGCAGACGGCGAACACCGCGGTCGCGGGCTTCAGCCAGTCGCTCGTGTTCGGCCGCGCTTCGGCCAGTGCGAACACCGCCCAGATCAATCTCGGCCAGGTGCTGGAAAGCGGCGACTCGATCCGGATGCAGGGCCAGCCGGTGACGCTGTCGTTGTGGGCCGCGGCGGGCGCCAACTTCTCCGCTTCGGCCCTCACCGTGCAGCTGGTCTCTGGCACCGGCACCAACCAGTCCGCGGCCAGCATGATCGCGGGATCCTGGACCAGCCAGGCCAACGTCATCAACGCGACGCAGGCGCTGACGGCCACGCCGATCCGCTATTCCTTCACCGGCACGGTGCCGGCAGGCTGTACGCAGCTCGGCGTCCAGTTTTCCTACGCGCCGGTCGGCACCGCCGGCTCGGCGGACAACGTCATCTTCGCGGGCGTGCAGCTGGAAGCGGGATCGGTCGCCAGCCTGTTCGAGCATCGCGACGTCCAGGTCGAACTCGAAATCTGCCAGCGCTACTGCTGGGTGATCAACGAGCCCGGATCGGGGGTTATCGTCGGTTCGGGCATGAACACCACCAGCGCCATCCAGGTCTTCTATCTGGCAACGCCGGTGCAGTTCCGGATCGCCCCGACGGTCACGGTGACGGCCGGTACCTTCAAGACCAACCAGGCCGGCACCGCGACATCGACCACCATCAGCGCCGGCACCACGCATACGCCGAACGCGATATCGATCAACGGCAACTCCGCCGGCACCGCGGGCCAGGCCACGCTGCTGCAGGGCGGCGGCGGTTCCGGACTGATCACGGCCAGCGCGGATCTCTGAACCGTCGATTCCCCATCATCGCAGGGCGTCCTTCGGGCGCCCTCTTTCCAAAAAAAGGTTAGCGCGACATGGCCTATCCCACTCCCCATCTTCTCAACGTCGAAGATCTCACCGCCTACACGCCTTCCTGCGGTGCTTCGCCCGTTGCCGCCTACATCCGTGCGCCGTTCCGCGGCGCCATCCAGAAATTCACCGGGATCCTGGGCGGCGCGATCACCGCGGCCAACGGCACGGTGACACTGACCAACGCCACCCAGGGCACCACGGTCGGAACCTTCGCCATCACGCAATCGGGCTCGGCTGCCGGACAATATCAATTCGGCCTGCCGAACAGCGCCGCGGTCGCCGCGGTCAACCAGGACGACATCCTGGTGCTGATACCGTCCGGCGCCTCCGGCGCGTCGATCCCGATGCACTTCTCGATTGCGATCAAGGCATCCTGAGATGCAGGTCAACAACATCTCGGCATCGTTCACCCGGCCGGCGAACACCACCGCCTATGCGGCGGGGGCGCTGGTCGCCAATTCGACCACCGCGGCATCCGTCGTCCCGATGTCCTTCGCACTCGGCAATTCGTTCGGGCCCGGCCAGTTCCGCATGATGCGCTACCGGCTGTTCAAGAGCGGCACCGGGGTCACCAACGCGACCTTCCGGCTGCATCTCTACGAGGCGCCGCCGACCGTGAGCAATGGCGACGGCGGCACCTGGCTGTCGACGCTGTCGGGCCATTGGCTCGGCAACATGGATATTTCCACCATGTACGCCTTCTCCGACGGAGCGGCGGGCACCGGGGCGGACCCCGCCGGCGCCGAGGCGTTCGTCAAGATGTACCAGGGCAAGATTCTCTACGGCCTGCTGATGGCGCTCGGCGCCTATTCGCCGGCCAGCGCCGAGACGTTCACCGTCGTTCTCGAGGAACTGGACGCCTACTGATGCAGGTCCGGATCCATCTCGACAGCAACGGTGAAGACCTGACCGTCGCGCATTGCCAGGACGTCGAGCCGATCCTCGACTGGAACAAGCTCGCGCGCAGCCAGGAGCAGCGCTCGGACTGGGGCCGGCACGTCGCGCGGATTCCGAACGTCATCCTGGTCAAATGGTTCGAGGAAGAAATGGCGCGGGGAAGGACGGGCTTGCGGATGTTTACGCCGGAGTTTGACGAAATCGTGCAGCGCAAGCTGGACGACCCCGAATGGTTCTATCTGCGCACCGACCGGCCCGCGCTGCAGGCCGGCTGGTCGGCGGGGCTGTCGTGATCCAGACCTACAGCGACCTGCAGGGCGCGGTGACCGAATATCTGGCGCGCGACCAGGACACCACGCTGATCGCGCGGATTCCGACCTTCATCCAGCTCGCGGAAGCCAAGTTCAACCGCGACCTGTTCGTGCGGCAGATGGAACAGCGGTCCACCGCGCTGATCGACATCACGCAGGCCGAGCCTGAATTCATCGCACTGCCGGCGGATTTCCAGTCGATGCGCCGGGTGAGGCTGTCGAGCGTGCAGGGCAAGCCGCATCTCGACTTCAAGTCCGGCACCCAGCTCGACGAGTTTCGCTACGCCACCGGCGACGTCGTCAACCAGCCGCTGTTCTTCACCATCTTCGGCAACGAGATCGAACTGTGTCCGACCCCTGACCAAGACT